GGGGCATGCCCGCCGCTGTGTGGGCACTCCTGTTACCACTTCTGACCTGCGCGTGATCTTGTAATGTCCCTTGCATGGCAAGCAAGGGGGGAGCCCGATGGAAAGCACTGTTGGCATTCCTGGGCGGATTCATCGGAGTATTCGCGCTCGTGATCGCATGCACGGTGGGCGTCGCGGGCAAGTCGAGTGAGCCCTCGGGAATCCCCGATAACCCGACTTCTCGGGTGGTGATGCCAAGCCGGCCGTCCGGCACAGCTGCGACCCCAACGCACATCCCCGCGCAGGGCGCGGTATGCAAAGAGGCCCCTGCGCGAATCGTTGACATCATCGATGCGCAGTTCACCAACGGTGAGCATCTTGCGCACGCTCAGTCGGTCGACGGAACGCACGCCGAGACTTTCGTGGGCGGCAACATCTTTCGGGGAGATCTAAAGGTCTCCAGCCAGGACACGTGGGTACTTCACAACGGTGTGGTGTATTCGCTCACCTCTGATGCCCGGCGTCACTCGATGCTGAGGGACGGTCGCAACATCGCGACCGACTGGTCCGATTTCAGTGCAGTGGTCGGCGAATGCGTCGGCCGACTTGAACGCGCAGCCAACCAAGGAAGTTAGCCCTAACGACGAATAGCGCCCCTCACCGGGTCGGGGTGAGGGGCGCTATTTCGTTGGGCTGCAATCAATGCGGCCAGCGCTCGATCAGCTCTCGGATGTGCTGGTCTGCCCTCCCGCGCTCGGTGCGTTCGGTACGCATTTCCTCGCGCAGGCCTCCGATGTCGCGGGCCTGCTGGCCCTGTTGTTCCTCGATTCGCTTGATCCCCTTGAGAATTTCGTCGAGATCAACCCGCATGTTGGTCTCATGGTCGTTCTCGGTCTGCTCACGGATGGCTCCGGTATCGGCGGCGATAGCGCCCAGCTTCTTGCGGTGCGCGAACGTGGCCGTGGCCCAGGCCACCGCGACCGATCCGCAGATCGGGGCGAGTAGCGCCATCGTGAGTGCCGCGAACTGCTTTGGGGTATCGATGCTGCTGACATCCACCATTTCGGTCAGCAGGCTCACCGGCCGCTGCCCGCCACGAGCTTGAACAGGCTGGACGGTACGACCGCCTTGGTGGCCGAGGCGGTACCGGATCGGCCCAGCTTGATCGATGCCGCAGAGAAGATGAGCGATACCGCCAGCGTCCCGGCGCCGACATTGATACCGCTCTGCCAATCGATCTCGGTCAGGGCTGCGTTCACTGCGGCGTCGGCCAGGTTGGCGCCGACGATGAAGCCACCCGCGAACGTCTTGATGGCGCGCTCGGCAGCGTCAACGGCGGCGTCTTTGAGCCAGGGCGGGATGGTGATGTGCATGACGGGTCCTCTCGGCGGTTGGGTTGTGGATAACTGCGTTTGGGCAGTTCAGGGGGAGTTTTTTCGATGGCGCCATGGATAGGGAGCGCTACGGTGTGGGGAGTCCCTGCGCGCTCTCCTCGCGCGGGGGCGGACTGATCTACGCGGCGATGGCGGGGGTGCGGCTGGCCCAGTCGCGCACGTGCTGGATGGCGAGCCCGAGATAGGTTTGGCCGGGCCAGACCTCGCGGTACTCGTATTGAATGTGCGCGGCGGTCGGTGGGCTGGTGGTGACGAAACGCAGCGCGATCAGGGCGGCTTGGGCGGCGGCCGCGGGCCCGGTGAGCTTGTTGATATCGCCCCAGCCGAGTAGTCCCTGTAGACCGCCGAGGACCACGGGTAGGCCGAGTGCGGCGATACCGTTGGGGCCGCCAGAGAGGGCGCCGAATATGGCGGGCAGCTCGATGCCCAATGCCTTGGCGGCGATTTCGGGGATTTTGGGCAGGATGGCGCCTGCGGCCCCGAGTGGGTCGGTGATCTGGAATGCGGTGACCATGTCGAAACAGTCGTCCATGATGTCCCCGACCACGCCCAGAGGGATGTTGCCGTACATGTCGCCGGGGTCGGTGAGCCAGCAGTGCCGGTAGTCGCCTGTGTCGCCGTAGCGCCATGACGAGATGCCTTGCCCCGCAAGGACCGGGCCGCCGTAGTAGCTGCCACCGTGGGGTCGGGTGGGGTCACCGATGCTGAATGAACACAGGTAGTTGTTCGGGTAGTGCTCGGCCAGCCACGCGCGGAATCTGGCCGCCGCGACGGCGCCGGCCGAGTATCCGCCGATGACGACCTTGGTCTTGGGGTTGGCGCGGTAGCGCTCCAGGAAGATGCGTTGTGCGTCGGCGACCGCGATCTCGACGGCCTTGGCCATTGAGATGTCACCGGGGCTGCCCGCGGCGCCGACCGGGAGTCCGCCCATGGTTGCGGCGAATTCGGGGTGCACTTCCTCGACGAGGTTGGCCACAGCCTGCATGACGCGAGATACGTAGTCCTGGCCGATGATGCCTCCGGTGCCCCGGAACATTAGGCCCAGGTGGCGATTGGCGGGCGGGGCCGGGGGCGCAATACCCAGCGCGCGCAGGTCATCATCGGACACCTGCCCGGTGGGGATCTGGCCAGTGCGGCGCTGATACTCGGCGGCCCACAGGGCAGCGCGCGGCCCGAACTCGTCGGTATCTTGCGGCAGCGGCCCCAACAGCCGGGTGTACAGCGGTCCGAACCAGTCGTTCATCACGACCCGCCACCGACGGACCGTTTCACTGCGGTCTCCGATGCGGATCATTTGGACCACACCTTGTCACGCAGCGTCATACCTTTTGATGCCCAGTCGGGATGACCCGGGCCGAGTTGTTCGGCGATGTATTCCAGTAGCTTGCGGTCGGGAGCTTCTTTGACGAATTTCTGGTGTAGCGCAATAGGATCGACCGCCGGGGGCTGCGCGGGAGCGTAGATGCCGAGGTATCCGGCGCGCAGCTTGTCGGCGAACGCGTCATTGCGTTTGTCGCCCTCGGGCCAGGCCATCTGGTAGTGCATCTCGTCGGGGCGCGACCAGTCGCGGCCCCAGAACACCGAGCCCTCGAACAGGGCCAGGCCCTTGCGGACCTTGGCCTGCGTGGCGGCGTCCATCGTGTACCGCTGCCAGGGGTACTTGGGCGCCATCACGTCAACGGCTGTGGCCGACAGGTGATTTGATCCGTCGTTGCGCCCGGGGTTGCCGAGCACGTCATTGTCGAGTGACCAGCCCCATACCGGGGAGGTGATCTCCTCGACGTTGCGGTCATACCAGTACAGCCATGCGCCGAGGATGATCAGCGGGGCGCCCTTGCGCAGGGGCGCGGTGTCGACGAGGTACAGCTCGGGTATGCGCACGATGTCGCATTCGTCCCGATTGCAGCACCGCCAGCCGTCCTCTGTGTGGGTGTTGCCGTTCACGGTACGGAAACTCATCGGGTGTACTCCCTTTCGATGCGTGGATCTATTTCCTGGGCGTAGGACGAGAGCCGGTCGGCCGCCCACCAGCCGAGCCGGAATGAGATGGCGGTAAGTGCGGCGTAGAAGGCCGAGTGCTTGAGAAGCTGGCGGGCCATGACTACACCCCCCAGAACTTGAATGTTGGTGTGACATCGACTTGTAACGGCTGCGATCCGTCGTTGACGGTCAGGGAGACCGGTAGTGCCTCGGTGCGCAGCAGGGTCGCGCCGTTGAACACGCCGTACCGGTTGATCACCGTGCCGTTGGCCACGGTGCCGCCAGGTACCGAGATGGTTACCAGCGAGCCGGTGGATGATGCCTTGTCGATGCCGGATTCGGTGACATCGACTGGGGTGGCCCAGGTGGTGTCGGCGTAGGCGGTGCCTACGCGGGTGGTACCGGCGAATAGCCCGATTCGGTTGCCGAGTGCGGTGATTGCGGCGCAGCAGGCGCGTCGGTGCGGTGCTTGGTATTCGGACATGCGGGGGCCTTTCTGTTGGTTACGGGGTTTCCCAGGTGGTCCATCCGCTGATGCGCGGGGTGTATCCCAGCGCGACGTTGCGGGGTGATTCGGTCGTCCATTGGTGGTCTCTGTAGGGGGCGATGACGGATTTCAGGTAGGCGCATCCGAGTTGGCCCTCGATCATCAGGCCACCGAAGGGCTGGTAATCGCCTGTGATGACGTAGGTTTCGTTGACCTGGTACCAGAGGTAGCCCTCGGTGTTGGCCGGAAGGCTGCCGTCGTCAAAGTCCCAGATGGTGGTGTTGAGCTTGGGGACGTATTGCAGGAGGAATTCGCCGACGTTGGGGTCGTGTGGGGCCGCGTCGAGGTAGTAGTTTCCGTTGATCAGTCCGATTGCGCCGTCGTTCATGTAGATGTCGAAATAGGAGGTTTCGCGTCTGCTGTAGAAGTGGATTCGGAATGAGTAGTTGTCGATGTCGTTGGGGTTGGCCATGTTTGGGTGGTCCCTCCTGCGGTTACTGGTATGCGCGGCACCAGGCGCCGCCTGCGCCTCCGATGCCGCCGGGGCCGCCGAAGTTGGCACCGCCCGCACCGGCACCGCCGGGCGCGTAGCCCGTTCCGCCATCGGAGGTTTGCGTGGCACCACCCGGGTAGGTCACGCCGTTGTAGGTCTTGTCGCCCGGGCCGGGGCCGTCGTTGGCGTTGATGCCGGTGGGGTGCTGCGGGCCACCAGCGCCGCCAGCAGCGGACAGGCCCGCCCATCCGTCGCCGATAGCGGTGGTTGCCGCACCTGGGCCGCCCGCGGTTCCGGCGAAACCGCCGCTACCCTTTGCGCCGCCTGCGCCGATGGCGAATGTCAGGGTTGTTGTGGTCCAGGGAATGTGGATGCCGCGCTCCAAAGTGGTGGTGGCCCAGGTTCCCGGGCTGCCGGGGAAGCCTCCGAGTAGGTAGAACGTGCCCGAGCTCGCACCGCCGCCGCCAGCGCCGACCAGCGCCAGATCGAGATAGCGGCACCACACCGGGATCGGGACCACGGTCGTGCCGACTGCGGTGATCGCGGTCAGCGCTGCCGGTTGCGGACTGAACCGGGCGGTGGCGGTATCGGCGCCGATGGCTTGACTGGCGCTGGAGGGAAGCCGAACCCGCGACAGCACCGCGATATCGGCGGCTGTGGCGGCACCGACGGCGGCCAGGCGGGGGAGCATCTGCGCCATCTCGGCGGCCACGGCCGAATCGGTGGCGCGCACACCGGGGCGGGCCGTGTCGGCAGCTATCCCGGCGTCTCGTGCAGCCACGCGCAGCTTCGCCCGCGCCAGGTCGGCGCCGCGGCTGGCATCACTGGCGCCTAGGCCCACTCCTGCGACGGCGAGGTCTGCGCTAACACCCTGATCGATGCCCGTGTGGGCGACCCGCAGCAGATGGGCCAGATCGGCGCCGACTGCCGAGTCCGCGACGGTGACCCGTGGCATCCAGACCCACTTGCCCATGGATGGCGGCGAGGGCGGATCGGGCTTGGTCGACCACCTACTCGATTGCCCCGAGGGCGCAGACGGATTGGTGGACCAGGGCATCAGACCGCCTTGATCGCGGCGTATCCCGCGGCACCCCAGCCGCCGGTACCGGCGCTGCCCCCGGTACCACCGGCACCGCCCGCTCCGCCGCCGCCGGGCCCGTTGCCCGGGGCTCCGTTGGCCGCACCTACCGAAGCGCTGGGCGGGGTGTTCTGCCCGCCCTTGAACAGGCGCGCGGAGAACCCAAGATCGCCGGGGCCGTAGCCCACCGAGTCGCGGTTGTAGAAGCTGCCATAGGCCAGGCGCCCCAGTCGGCCACCAGCGCAGCGCAGAATTTCGCTGTTGTCGGTGCCGTTGCGGAACACGATGTCGTGGCCGGGCTTGCCGTCGGTCTCCTTGCTGCCGGGCTCGCCGCCAATACCTGTGGGTGAACCCACACGCTCGGACTGCACCGTGATCTGAGTGACGGACACCGGGATGTCGACGCCGCGCTCCAGCCGTAGCGAGTTCCAGGAACCGCCGCCGCCCCCCTCGCCGGGCTTGTTCCAGCCGCCGTCACCGCCGCCGCCTCCACCACCGCCACCGCAGCCCGCCAGGTACAGCACGGTGCTGGCGCTGGGGATGTCGTAGACGGATAGGGGGAGGTTCGCCCCGGTGGGTGAGTACTCGGTCCATTGATCTGCCAAGTTGGTCGACTCGCCCAGGGCGCCCCATACCGGCGTGAATTCCACGTGCCCGCCCACCAGGGTGGGCAGGGAGGTGTAGCCGGTGCCGCCGTCCTGGGTGAAGAACAGGGGGATGTTCTGCACGACTTCCAGCACGGTCGGCATGGCCGGTGTGGTGTAGAGGCCCTGCGGGTTGCCGACCTGCAGCACACCGATGAACGCGGTATGGCCCTTGGGCACCGTCAATCCCGGCGACGGAATTGTCAGAGCTTGCACGCGGCTGGTGCCCGATAGCCGTGCCTTGACGTTCCCGAGGTCGACGGCCTTCTGAATTTGCAGCGACTCATTGATCCGGTACACGCCCACGTAGCACTGCGTCATGCCATTGCCGGTGATGGCGAATTTCACGGTTCGATACGTGCGCTCAACACCCGGCGTGATGGGGATGAACACCAGCTTTTGGTCGGCCGGCACGAATGTCGACTGTGCATTGATGATGGGGAACGACACATCGTCGTTGATGCCTGTGGACATCCAGCGAGGGGTCAGTCGTGGCAGGTTCACAACGTCGGTGGCGTACACCGCGGCCGCGTACGCGTCATCGGCCTTCTTCTTGAGGGCAGCGGTCGCAGTGGAAACATCGACAGGACCCCTGCCACTAGATCCGTCCCCAAATACCGCGTTCCATAAGTTGTTCCACGTGTCCTTGAGGTCTTCTCCGATGTCGGTGCTGCCGATCGGGCTGTGCACCTTGGCCGGGGGCAGCTTCGGGATATTGCCCAACCCGAGTAGCCCGATGATTTCCTCGGCGGTGATCTTGCCGTCGGCGGTGATCGCGGCGAATCGCTGCTCGAAATCGGCGATGTCCGAATTGGCTTTGCCGCCAAGGGTGTCAAAGAACGATCTCCACTTGCCGAGCAGCGGCCCGAGGTTCGACATGACCGAGGTGACGTTAGAGAAGTGGATGCGGCCGCCGCTGGCGCCCTCGGTGACCACCAGGGTCACTGTCGCGGACTTGACCGATCCGTCGGTCGGCACCGTCCACGAGCCAGTCAGGCTGGCACGTATCCAGGACGAATCCGCGGCCACGGGCTGAATTTTCTTGATGACGATATCGGGGAGCTTGGTGCCATCGGTGGCAAACGGGGTGATGCACAACCGGATCGGATTGGACCCCGCTGTAGCCGAGACGCCTTGCCACATCGCCGATGCGGAGATGTCCACCGCCTGGCCGGCAGCTACGTTGAACGGGTCTTTGATGCTGATCGCATGCAGCTGGCCATCGGCGTTGAGGTAGATCGACTTGCCCGACAGGTGCCCGTTCTGGGCGGCGTCGAATCGCCAGTACGGGTTGTCCTCGACCATCTTCGGGTCGGTGAATCCGCCAGCGCCGCCCAGTAGGTCGTGGGCCACATCAGCCACCCACGACGCCGGTATAACGCCCTTGAGGAACTGGCCCGCCACCTTGGCGATAGCAGTCAGGATCGATTCGGGGTGGGCCAGATCGATGCCAGCCAGGGCGTTGCGGATACCGAGGGCCCATGTCCCTAAATCATTTTCGTCGCCGTCCTCGATCCCGGTCAGCAGCTCGACCAGATCGCCGAGACCAGGTTTGTCTTTGGCCCACTCGCGCAGCTGATCAAACGAACCCACACCGGGAATGAGGTGCCCCATGACCGCGAGCACCACGCGACCGAGGAACTGCTCAATGAACCCCTTGCCGAACTCCTGGAGCTCTTGGGCTGTGAACGGCCTCGTGAGACCGCCACCCTGCTCGCGGTGTACCGGGGCCGAGGGGACATCTCTTGCCCAATCGGGGATCTCGGGCAGGTTGTCGCTCACAGCGGCCAGGCCTCTATGTTGAAGTGCGACATCGCGGCGGTGGCGGTGTACGTCGATGTGCCAGTTTGGCGCTCGCACCGGATGTGTACGGTGGCCGAGGTGCCAGCGGGAATGGTGTCGTAGTCGTCGGTGGTGCTGCCGGGGCCGATGGGCTTGCCCGGTGAGAACGCCAGCCGATCAGTCTGGGCGATGCCCACGCAGCGGCCCACGATGTTGCCGTTGGCCTCGCCGTTGATCCGGGCCAGCAGATTCACGCGCACGTCGGCCGCTTCGCCGGTAACGACCGTTTGGCCTTGCGCGCGGATACGCCGAGGCCACGGGCGGGGAGGGATGTCGATCGCGGCCATAGTCCCGTTCGCGTTGCCCGTACCGATGTTCTTGATCTCGCCCGGGTAGAACACCTCGGCAACCTTTTGCGGCACAAGCTCAAAACCGAGCAGGTCGGTTTTGACGGCCGGAATCCACCCCGCCTTGGGATTAGTCGACAGGTCCAGCGGATTCCAGCGTGTCGCGCCGTCTTTACCGGTCTTGCCGGTGTGTAGCGCCAGGTGCATCTTCCACCTGCCGGGCGTGTTGTCCGTTGGGGGAGTAATGAGTTCGAAAAATGCTGAATCGGGTGTCGCGTCTTCGGGGGCCAGTGGTGTCAGGTCGATCTTCTCGTCGAACTCGGCGTGCTTTCCGGGCGGGCCCTGCTCGACCCCGGACACCCCTCCCATGATTCCGCCGTCTTCGCGCAGCAGCACGTGCGCCACCCCGGTGCCGTCGACCGGGACCAGGGTGTAGCCCTGTCCCTGGTAGTAGCGTGCGCCGTTGAAATCGACGATAGGCCAAGCCATGTGGGTTACCTCCGGTTAGGACTGGGGGGCCAGTGTGATGACGTTGATGGCTTCGAATGCGCCAGTGATGAAGCGTTGAATCCTGCCCAAGGGGGCCTCGTCGCGGCGGCCGTCACCGAGCTGCACCAAGGTGGTCTGCTCGGTGGGGGTGATGCGCCACATGGTGTTTTCGATGTAGTCGGTGATCATCTTGGTTCGGCGGTGATACACCAGCGACATCAGGCCGCCCTCGAAAATGTCTCGGCCCAAGGCATATTGGTCACCGTTGCGGAAAGTGACCTGCGCCGTGGTAGCACCTTGGGCATCGAAAATCGCGTTGATGAACGCGAACATGGTTTCGATGTTGTACGGGGCGCTGGCGGTCGGGTAGAACCGCTCGATCGCCGGATGAAAAGGGCCCACCTCGTCGCGGACCTGGTACACCTGGACCATCTGGAACGCCAGGAAGCTGTTGTTCAGGAATCCCGAGAGCAGATCCGACGGGATGCCGGAGAACCCGACCACGATCATCAGCGAATCGATCAACCATGCGAAGGTGGCATTCATTAAGTCGTTCAACCACTTTGGAGAACGGCCGCCGATGATGTGTTGCCAGCCCTCGGGGGTGTGGTCGGCGATTTCGCAGTTGATGATGTTGGAGTCCTCGCCCTCTTCGGGGGCGACGACGTAGGCGTAGGGCTGCTCGAAATCGACACCGAGCTTGGGGGCGTAGAACACCCCGTTCATACCGGGTACCTGCTGGATGACTGGCTTGAAGATGTCACCGAGTGATCCGCCGAGGTCGATCACCGTCTTGATCACCGAATCGGCAACGGTTTTGGTGGGCCCCGAGATCTGCTGGCGGTCCCGGGTGGAAAACACGTAGGTGGGCGAATCGAGGTTGGCCCACTTGTCCGGTTGCGGGTCACCCGGGCGCCACAGGTCCATGCGGGTGTCCACACCGTAGGCGCGGGTGACATCCTTGATGACCGTTCCGCAGGTTTCCATGCGAACGGTCTTGGCGCACATGGGCGATGTGTCCAGGAACGGGTTGGTGCGCTGCACATAGGTGGGGGTGCGCAGCATCTTGCCGAAGGTCTGCACCGAGAGCTTGTCGCGCTTGAGGGCTTGCAAGATGGTGCCCATCCATGCCCGGATGTCGCCGTTGAGTGACAGGCCGTTGTTGACGAACTCCAGCCACCCGGACTGGATGCGCAGCGCGCATTCGGCGACCATGTTCTCCACGCAGGTCTGTAGCGCCCAGATGAAGATTGCGTGCGAAATGGGCTGGGCGGCAAGGGGAAGCCACCACGTCGGCCAGATCACGTAGTAGTTCAGGATGTCCCAAATGCCGCGCATCTCGACATTGCCTGTCCACGCGCCCTTTTCGTAGCGGTAGCGGTGAACCTTGGTGTAGAAGTTCTGTCGGCTGCCGGCGGTCTCCATCTCGACCCCGACCAGGGTGTTGCGGCAGTCCATGAACATCTGGATCAGTGGCGAGCTGCCCTTGAGCATCAGCTTTCCGGTGGGGCAGTCGTTGCGCGGCCGGGCGCCCGAACCCTCCATCAGGTCAGAGCCCACCGAGGCCATCGGGGTCCACATCTTGTCGCAGACGGTGAACCGATAGCTGGTGTCGACCTTCGAGTTTTTCTCGGTCAGGGCGCGGGCGGTGGTGGCGATCCGCGCGATATCGCCCGAGCGCTTGGCGGCCTCCCAGCGCTGCTCATCGGATATGGGCATCACGAGATGGCCCCTGGATCGCAGGGGCGCAACGCATTGCGCATTAGAGCGGGTATCTCCGTCGCGGCGTGCCCGAGGCGATGATCTTGGAGTCGGCGTTGCCGCCCTCGATCGAGACCTTCACGAAATACGGCTGCGCGGGATTGCCCGGTGATTTCGGTGGTATCGCCGCGTTCTTGGAGAAGCGGCCCTTGAGGTACTTGTACAGCGGGCCTTGCGGCGGGGTGATGCCGAACTGCGACTTGATCTGATCGGCGAACGCCGTACCGTTCATGCCCGCAAAGCTCATGAACTTCTCGATCGCCTCCTGGAACAAATCGAGTTCCTGCGGTGAGGGCGGCACCGAGGTTAGGTCTTTCACCAAGGTGGTGTGCACGCGCGGATCGGTGCGCAAAAACACCACCTGATTGGGTAGCAGCGGCCCGAATTCGACATATTGGTCCGAGCCGGGCCCGTCGTAGATTTTGACCTTGGTGAACGGCCCGAACAGCACGTAGTCGTCGTACATGTCCTGATCACCGATGTTGATGCGCTTGAGGAACCCGGTTTGCGCCACGGCAGCGTTATCGCCCGCGGCCAGCTTGCGGATAGCGGACGGCGTTGCCTGGCTGATCACCGCACCGGCAGCGAACATGCCGTTGCCGACGCCCCGATGCGCTGCCCCCAGAGGCGAGCCCGTGCCGGTTTCGGTGACCGACAAGATCTCCATGTCGTTGCGCAGCACGCGGAACGTGCGCGGGTGATCCTCGGTGCCGCACACCAGTGTGAACTTCTCGCCCGGCAGCGGCCCGATGGGGATGGCCAGCGGCCAGCTGCGCAAGGTGGTCTCAACGAAGTTGATCGTGTAGTACAGGCGCAGGTATCCGGCGCCGTACTCGACGAACACCCCGTCGCCCGCCCAGCTGCCGTCAGGATTGCGGTTCATGCGCGCGCCCAGGATGTTTCGGCCCGAGTCGGGCACCGACCACTCCTGAAATCCCCCGTGCACCTGGGAGACGACCTGGTTATCGGTATCGGTGGCGAAATCGGGCCAGGGCCCGTTGATGACCCGGCGCCATTGGGTGCCAAACCCGTGTTCGGGGTCGTCCCACCAACGCATTTGGTCGTTGTAGGACGTGCAGAACCCGCCGCCGGGGCCGCTGTAGCGCTGCGGAACCGCGCCGAGATCCTTGGTTTGGCGATGATCGGTCGCGAAGGTGTCGGTAATCGCGTCGTAGGTGAACGCGAAGGAGTCCGCGTGGTCGAACGACTTCCAGGTGCCGGTGTCGGCCTGTAGCCGCAACGTGGCTTTCTGCGAGGTGCCCTTGCGCATAGCCGAAACCGGATCGGGTTGCCCGCCTTGGAACCAGCGCACGTCGGCCCACCAGTACCCGGCATCGTGATCGAAAAAGTCCAGCCGGGAACACTTGATGGCGTCCAGCGAATCGATCAGATGCCGATAGACCCGGCGCGTGCGCGCGGCGTTGCGGCCCCGGCACTTGACCGTGAGCTTGACCTCGACCGGATCCAAAAACGCGTCGATATGGTGAACGCCATCCTCGGTCGCACCCTTCTGGGTGACGTGCTTCCATGGCGCGATGAGGCCTTCGAGGTCGATCAAATGCACGGCTTCTGGCGCCGTGTACGGGTCGGGAATCGCGTATCCGCCGATCATGAACATCTCGACCGACCCGTCAAAGGCGGTCAGGCGCATCATGGGCTTTTCGCCGTTGACGAGGTGATACCAGCCATGGGGTGTGACGGGGTTGGCCGGATAGCGGATCGTCACGGTCACATCCCCGGCCCGGAGTTGCGGGCTTGCTGATGGAATGCGATATCGCGGCCGGTGCCGTCCTCGGTGGCGCGGTTGTTGGTGACGTGGATGTTTGTGTCGCCCGCCTTGACTGGGCCGCCTTGGGCGTTCGGGTCGCCCTGATTGGGGTTTGGTGGCGCGGTCGCCTTGCCGGCCACGTTCGGGATCGCCGGGGCAGCACCAGCGACACCACCGAGGATCTTGGTCAGCCAGCTCTTGTTGGCCAGCTCCGAGCCCGCGGTCGGCAGCACCGTATCCATCAAGCCCTGCACCCCGATACCTGCGGCCTGTGCACCGAACTGAATCGCCCTGTTGGCCAGCTTGATTCCGGTCTGCGCTGCCTGCCCGGCACCTGGGGCGAAGATGTCGGCCGCCGAGGCGGCCATCCCGATCGCGGTATCGATGGTGCCGCCGGGAGTGATACCGACCCCGCCTGCACCCGAACCGGTCGCCGGTTCCACACCACCAATGCGCGTCGATGACGGGCTCCACGCCTGCGCAGGCCCGGTAGCCCCACCCCACCCGCCGCCAGCGGCCGGAATACCCGCTGTCAGGGCAGGATTGGTCAACGTCGGATCGCTCATCACCGGATCGGTGACCGCTAAGCCAGGACCGGCCGTCTTGGGGTAGAGCGCCCGATAATCGACCGTGGGCCCGATCGGCTGCGGCGACGGTGCGCTCGACGTGCCCGAACCAAGGGGCATGTAGTACTGCTTGGGGAACTGCTTATCGAGGGCACCGGCCGCCGAGCCTCCCAGCATCGGGCCGTGTCCTCCACCAGATTCGAAATTCATGCCGTTGGGCAGCGTCGCGGCCATGTGGCCCTGCTGCCCCGGCAGGGGATTCACACCGACATTGAAGGCCCCCGGCTGATATCCGGGCAGGAAACCGAGCTTGGCAGCGCTGGCATCGGTGGCGAACGCAGTGGTATCGAACAGCCGTGCCGGTGAGGACTTCCCGTCGCGCAGCACCTCCACCAAATCCGAGACGGCACCCGAGCAGTCGGCCAGCCCGTTCTGCAGATCAGATGCCGGAGCGTACTTTCCGCCACGCGCGGCCAATGCATACATCGCGGCGAGGTTGGGATTTACACCCTGTTGCAGCGCCATCGGCCCGATGCCCGCCATGGCAACGTCCTGGGCAACACCTGTGTACTGCGGCCCAAACACGCCCTGGGCGGCCAGGATGCCCATAGCGCCGTATCCGCCCTTGGACGGGTTGAGTTGGCTGACCGCGCCGAGCTGGCCAAGGATCGGGGCCGCCGCCATATTGGCCAGGAACTTGGTCAGATTCTCGGCCAGCCCCGGCAGGCCCTTGGAGATCCCGAAATCCTTGTCTAGTGCGGCACCGATCTGGCCCATGCCGTCGGCGAGGCCCTGCGTAGAGCTCTCCAGCTTCTTCCACGTACCTTGCTGCGCCTCAGCCAGTTTCATCTGCGCCGAAACGTACGAGCGTTCGGCGTCGGCAACCTGGTTGCGCGCTCGCAGTAGTGCGTCCTGATCGGCGTTACCCTGCTGCTCCAGCCGGATCAACGCAATGCGGTCTTGCTCCAGAGAGTTCTTGGCCCGGATCGCCGACGACTCAGCGTCATACACCCGCATGGGGTCGACCTCGTAGCGACCGAGACCGGGCCCGCCCTTGGGAGACGAAACGAGCACCCCGGGCGCTGCGGTGGGCGCCGTGGCCAATCCTGGCGGCATGGCAACGGGCTTTGACTCCACCGACCAAAGACTCGGATCGATCGGGGCCTTGGTCTTGTCGTCGTCCCCGGCCGGCGCGATCGGCTTCCTGTCGCCTGCCTGCGGACCGTTATCGACAGCATTGCCGCGCTGGGCATCCGGCGGGGGCAGGGCGGTCCCGGGGGCGAGCGCGCTGCCGAGCAGTGTCCGTGCTGAGTTGTCGCCGGGCGCCGGAGGCAGGACGGTTGAGCCCGCGCCCGGCGCACCGGGAAGGGTGTTGGCCAGGATGTCGGTACCGGGATGCGTACCGCCGAGCGGTGCAGCGTATTGCGGCGGTGGCGGCGAGGAACTGAACAGATCCTTGATCATCGTCGGGATGTCCCTGATGACAGGCAGATCCACAAACCAATCCGAGATACTGGTCTTCAGGTCGGTGAACCACTGATCGACCGTCTTGGTTGCGCTTTCCCATTCGGACTTGAACGTCTCCGTCGCGGTCTTAGTCGATCGCTGCGAGGTGTCTTGCAGATCCTTGAACTGGTTTTTAGCCGGGTCGAGGTCGAGTTTGTTGACAGCATCGCCCATGTCCTCCCACTGCGTGCCGAAAAGGCGTTGCCACACAAGGGCTTGCTGAACCGGGTCATCTAGATTGCGTAGCCCGGTGAGCACCGCTGCAAATGCTTGGTGTGCTTGCTCGCCGCCTGCGGAGAAGCGCCGTCCCATCTCGTCGGCGTTGAACCCCAGCGCCTCGAAACCTTCCTTGGTCGACTTGCTGCCGTCGACCGCGCGGATGCTGAATTCCTTGAGGGAGTCGGCCACCTTGTCGGTGTCGCGGGCACCGCCCTCGATGCCTTGCTTGAGCAGCGTCATTGTCTCGCTGCCGGTCAGGCCGAGCTTGCGGAATTGCGTGGAGTACTCGCCGATAGAGTCGAGCCAGTCGCCGGTTACGTCCAGGCCCTTCTGTGAGCCCGCGGTGATGATGTCGAGCGCTTCGGTGACGCTATTGGCAAGGCCGGTCCGCATGAGTTGGGTCGCGGAGTGCGCGAGCTCTTGCGGGGTCTTCTCGACGACCTGCGCCACACCTTGGAGCTGCTGAATCGTGTACTGAATTTCGTCATCGGGCGAGTTGGGCTTGATCAGGTTGTTGCGCAGGGCCGCTTGAGCGACGCTGAGGTTGTCCGCTACAGAGGCGCCGAAGTTGTTGGCGTAGGACTGACCGGCAGCCTTGGCGTAATTGCCCATCGAGGTGTCATCCAGACCCATGCGGCCCTGGAACAACTTGGTGGTGGCCGTGGTGGCCATACCTTCGGCAATGGCGTTGGAGAGCCGACTTCCGACGAGGATGCCTACGGCGGTCAAACCCAACAGGGCCGCGCCGATTGGCCCGCCAGCGGTGCCGAGTCGGGCGATCGAGGCCGCGCTGCTCACCCCGTGGGTGAATCCGCCTGAGAACCCATTGCCCATGTCGCGGCCGAGCTGGGCGGCCTGGCCAGCCTGGGCGCGCATGCCGTCAACAAGGTTGGTGTTGTTGCGTCGGCTCGCCTCGTCGGCAGCTTCTTGATACTCGCGGTATGCCCGCGTTGCGTCCCGGACAGCACGAGCCTCGGCGCGCCGCGCGTCGTTGACTTTCTCGGTCTGGCGGATGATCCGTGCGCCGTCGGCGTCGCGGTCGCGTAGCCGCTGTAGTTCGGATTCCTCAGACTTGAGTTTCCCGACGGCCGATGCTGCCTTGTCGTAGGCATCAGAAGCCCTGTCGCCCATGCGCTTAAGGGACTTCTCGACATCCTTGGAGCTACCCGCCAGCGCGTTGGCGAAATCGCGGCCGGCATCCTTACCCGCGTTGCCGAACGTGCGGGTGGCGTCATCGGCGACCCGCTTCCACGACCGATGATCAGCGGCGGCACCGATGGGTATCTGCACGGACATGGTTCACCTCCTGATCATTGGTCGCCAAAAACGTCATCTAGCAACTCTTCTCGCGCCGACTCGATGAATTCGTTTTCAGCGGAGTCAAGTTCGTGCTGTCTGCGAGAATCCAGCGGCGATGAGTACTTGGTGTACATGTATTCGTGCGGGGTGCCCGCGTACTGGCTGGCCCGGTATGCCGCGAGCTCGTTGTGTGTCTCAGCGGCAATCTTCTGCATGACCGTCCAGTCGCCGTCGCGCCCAAACGGCGGCGGCGCATGGGTTTTGAACTCTGAGTCTTCGGGCAGCTGGTGGATCAGCGACAGTAGTTGGCGGCTGGAAAGCACCAGGGCGCCGCGCTCATCGCGGGTGCCCTGGTGCCAATCAGCGATGCGCACACCGCGAAAACGAAGATCAGCCTCGATCGCATTGGGCCAACGGCACCACAGCGCTACTGCCTCAATTACTTTTGGAGTCGATCTTTGTCCGCTCCTCCAGCTGGCGCTGCATCACCTTCCAGTGCGTATCGATCTGGCCGGGAACACCGCCCGCGGCGAGGAACTTGGCGTAGATGTCCTCACCCATGAGTGCGATGCACAGCTGCTCGTCAGGGTCGTAATCCTTGCCGTCCTTGAGATACGGATAGACGTTCTGCTCGATGGTCTTGCCGTCGATGAAAGGATGATCGACGGTTTCCTTGTCGAGGGCTTTCATGTCCCGCTGGTAGTCGCGGTACCGCTTGCGCTGCTCGGTATCGAGAAACGCCGGGTTGGGAAGCTCCCACATCTCGCCGTCGCCGAGATCAAAGGGCACACCTGCCATGAATCCGAGGTGATCGGCGGCCTGCTCGCGTGCCTTTCTGGGGTCGACGGGGTGTAGAACGTCCTTGGTGTCTTCGGAGCTCATGATTGTTCCTTTCGGGCTGGTGGGCTTGGGGTTTCGGGCTGGAATGGGGGTGGGGCTCACCTGGCGGGCGCAGCCCGACGCCCGCCAGGTGAGGGTTCATCAGGCGATGGTCGCGGCGGCAGACTTCGGGGTGTAGACCGAAGCGCCGTTGGTGCCGGTCACCTTCACGCGGAACTTGGTTGCACCGGCTGCCACCGTCTTGACCTTGACCGTGGTGTTGCCACCGGACGAGACCGCGGGCCCATCGAGCTCGGCGGGCAGCCAGGTGGTCCCGTCATCGACGGTGCTTTCGGCGGCGAAGGTGAACGGATCGCCAGCGCCCGTGGGGTCGGCGAATACGATCGAGGCCTTACCGGCGGCACCGGGGGTGACCGTCGGCGGGGTGTTCGACACCTTGGGGGCGCCCTGAATCGTGGTCCAGCCCTTGCCGCCGACCCATTCGCCGTCCAGGCCGGGAATCAGGATGCCCGGGTTGCGCGGATCGGGGATCAGGAAGAACGGGTCAGGTTCGAGCGAGAACTCCAGCTCGTTGGCGTCGGCGTCTTCCGTGTCCATCTTGGCCGCGCCGATCTTGGTCAGCTTGCACAGGGGGATGGGTTCGACGGTGTACAGCTTGCCGCCGGCCCGGGACCGTGCGCGCACCAAAAGCAGCTGGCGGGGAACGAAATCGGCTTCCAGCGGGGTGCCCACGAAATAGTCGCCTTGGCCCGGTTCTGCCACGAGCAGGTTGCCGTCCTCATCCTGCAGCGGAACGTTATTGCGCAGGGCCTTGACGACGGGGTTCAAGGTCTCGATCGGGGTGAACTTCACCGTCTTTTCGATCTTGGTGATGTCCTTCTCGATCGGGTAATTCGACTGCAAGATCTCCAGCGGGCTGACATCAATGTTCGGCTCACGCTCGGGGCCGCCAGTCTTGGTGTTGGCGCCGATGAACAGCCACCCCTGGTTGGGCTCGGGGTTGTTGACCCAGTACCCGCCGACCTTGCGGCGGGCGAACAGGTCCGCGCGCAGCTTGCCATCCTTGGCCAGCGGGTTGAAGACATGCGGGCTGATATCAGTGGCCGCGCCGCGATAGTCGCGCGCTAATACGGCAACGAGCGGGCCTCGGATAGCGAAACGGCTATCGGTGTCGGTGAATCCGCCGACGCTCCAGTCAGCGCCGGTTTCGGGTTGCGTCATGTGACGCTCCTTCCATGGGTGATGAACCGGAAAGGGCTCCGGCGATTGAGGTGCGGCGGACGCCGCGACGCGATCAGGGGACCGCGACGATCAGTTGAACGACAGGCCGAGCTCGCAAATCGCCTTGAGGCGAAAGGCGTTGTCGGCCTTGTATTCGCGCAGCGTGGAGAGCTGTTGAAAGTCGATGTAGTCGACGTTGGCGACCGTGCCATCGGGCATGGGCACATCCACGATGTCTTTGCCGAGCAGCATGATCCGCCGATCGGTCTTGATGCCCTCACGCTGCGCCTCGGTGATCGTCTTGCCGAAGGTGTGGATCGACAGAACAGCGGTGCAGTAGAACAGATTCGCGTCGTAGGTGCCGTCAATCATGTTGACTTGGCGGAACGGCAGCGGATCGTCGGGCTTGCGTTCGATGTCGCAGGGGCCCAGCGGTGCCAGGTGGGCGAGCATCATCACGATCGCGTTGGGGGGCATCTGCTCATGCAGCGCTACGGTCATCAGTCGGGCCTGTTGATGACATCGGCGGCGGTGCCGCCGAACGCGATGGCAGTCTTGGCCGCGACGGCGAACTCTGGTGTGGGGCTGGTGCCCCCGGTGCCGTCCTCGATCCAGTGGGCTTTGAAGTTGTCGTTGACGACCTTGGTGTCATCGTCACCGCCCTTGCCCTGCTGCACTTTCCACGCCGCGCCGTAGTCGCCGTGATCGACCGGCGAGATGGACTTGGCGTATGCGGCCATCTCCTTGCCGACGCGCGCCTTCTCGGCCTTGGCTTGCGCTGAGGTGTGGATCGCCTTGTCGATCTCGGACTGCGGCACACCCAACGCGACCAGCGGGTTGGGTCTGCGATCTGCGGCCATCAGCCGACCCTGCGCTGACAGATGCAGAACACATGGTCTTCGCGGCCGTCGAGGTCGAATTCGAGTACCGCGTCACCGACCATGCTGTGATCGCGGCCCAGGTGGCGAATCCGGTGCGCCGATCGGATGTCGGCGACCGGGACCGGCGCGGCGGCACCGGTGCCGTCGACGGCGGGGATATGGCCATCGATGACCGGTAGGAACGCCCACGATTGCTCAGTGGTTGTGGTGGTGATGGCCTGGTTGTCCTCGGCCGTCGACTGCACTTCGAACAGGCAGTTATCGACCCACACAACGCGTTCGGTGACTTGCGGCTTGCGGTACTCGTCCAGGATCGGGTCGCCCTGCCCGTCGAGCACCGGGACATCCCACACGATCGCGAGCCGCTGCCCGCCCAGGGTGTCCATCAGTAGTCACCCCTGGGGAAGTGGCCGCGCGCCTTGGCCTGTAGCGCCAGGCCGAGCATGCGGTAGTGGCGGCGTGCGATGAACTTCTCGACGGCTTCGCGATCGATCGCAGCCTGTTTGGTGCGATGACCCACCGTCTTGGTGAACGATGAGACCGGGCCAAACTCGCCATACATCAGCGCGTCCCGGGTGACCTCGAATGTGACCACCTTGGCCGCCGGGTCATCGTCGGCAATGGCCGGTTTCTTGTCGCGTATCCAATCGGAGACGACCGTCAGTAGAGGCGCCGCCACCAGTTTCTCAGCTGCCGACAGCGGCCGGAGCATGGCGGCGAACGCCTCTACGTCAAGGAAGTCGGTCACGAAACTAGTCCGTAGCCTCGATCAGCGCCCACAGGTCGTCCTTCTCCTGTGCCTCCAGCTCGTCACGGTCATACGTGCCGTTGGCCATCAGCCAGTCGACCAGGACGGCCTTGGTCGCGGCCTTGAGCGGCTTCTTACGGGGCGCATCACCCTCGGTGCCGGTGGCCGGGCTCGCGTTACCGGAATCGCCATCCCCACCGTCGCCGCTGTCGCCCTCATCGGTGACTTCCGCCTCGGCCGAGTCGCTTTCGGGATCGGTCGTTTCGGCCGGCAGCTGGGCGCCGAGCGCACCGACGGCGAGGCCGCGCTCGACCTCATCATCGGTGAGCGTGACGAGCTCGCCGAAAAACGCGCGCCGCCGAGTGCCCGCGGGCGTGAGGTATTCCCATGTCGCCGCAGTCACCCGACGTTCTGTGACCTCGGGCATTACGGGGCGCCCTTCAATCCGGTCACCTTCTTGACCGCGTACGGGTCGGTGACGCCCATGATGGGCAGCACCGAAGACTGGACCCAGTTCTGCTTGGTCTTGGGCTCGCGCCAGGTCTCGGTCGAGAGCATCTGCTCGTAGTCCAGGAACCCGACACCGCCGCGCACACCCGCGAAGGCGCTGCCGTTGGCGACGCGGTTGGACCGGAACATCGAGATATCGGCGTCGGCCAGGATCTGCGGTAAGTCCGGTCCGTAGGCGATGCGCAGGTCCGCGTACTGCACGGGGTTGACGACCCACACGTTGTAGACGTAGCCCAATTCCTCGACATCGGCGGCCAGCTGTGCGGCGATGATGTCGGCGAACGGGCGCGCATTGTTGGGCGTGGGGTTGTTGCCGGTCAGGGTGACGTTGCCCCAGTCGTGTCCGGGGATGACACCCGCGCCGCCGAGACTGGCGATAACGGCCTCCAGCACGGCCACGGTGCGCTGATTGATCTTGCGCACCAGCGTGTTCGCCAGCTGTGTGGTCAGGCGGTCCATCTGGGCGCGGTCGTTGCGCCGGATCGCCTCATCGGACATCCAGAACTTGCCACCCCAGTCCTCGGACTTGGCGACCTCGGGCTGCGTGCGCTCACCCTGCACGATCGTGTACTCATCGGACGGGCCGCGCTGTTCCACATCGTTCTTGGTGTACAGCTCGTTGATGCGGATCACGTCGTAGATGATCGCCCCGGCGGTGGTGCTCGCCCCCGAGGACGAAAACAGTTCCGGGGCAATGAACTTCTGCAGCGTCAGGTCCGAGAGCCGCTTGGTGATCCGGCCGGGCTGCTTATATGCCAGGTCGACCGAGATCTTGTTGTCATTGATGACCGGCGCACCCAGCGGGTACGCGACGGGAGATGTTGTCATGGTGGGTAGCCCTTTCCTAGTAGAGGCTGATCTCGGCGTCGGCGCCATCGGTGGCCGCGGACAGTGCGTAGCCAACGGCGACGCCGCTGGCGAACTTCTTGGCCTTGCCGGCCGTGCCGACCTCGACCTCATCGAATGCGGCGAGCGCGCCGTCGGCGGTCACGTAGGTGACACGCGAATTGCCCCGCGCCACACCAACAATGTCGCCGCTGGCCGCGTCGTACTTGGAGACGCCGCATACCCGGCCCGCCGCATCAGCGGGGGCCACGGCGATGTTGCCGGTGGCGGTGCGGTTGCCGCTGATCTTGAGGAACCGCTTACCGGTGATGGCAGCTGTGGCGCGGCCGGTGATGTCGCGGCCGGGCTCATAGACGCCCACGTTCTCGTTGGTCATGATCTATTCCTTCCCTTCCGAACTCGGCGCGGTGGGCGCGGAGTCAAACCAGCTCAGGTCATTGGGCACCGGACCGTCTGCGGGCTGCGTGGAGTGCCCCGTCTCGGCGAGAGGGACCACCCCGGGTGCCAGCGCGGCCAGCACGGCGGTGTGGCCCTCGCGGTCGGCGGCGAGCGCCTGCAAGTGGTGCTCGCGACGCGCCGGGGCGACCTTGCCGTCAGCGATGGCCTGATCGACCACACGCTCGTCACCCTCGCGCAACTGCTGTGCGCGCGCCTCGGCGCCCGCCTGCGCGGCCGCGACGGTGGCCTCGTACTGGGCCCGCTCGACCACCGTCAGGCCCGCCTTCGCGACCAGCGCGGTCGCCTGCTCCAAAGTCGGTGCAGCGGGCGGGGTTTCGTCACTTTCCTGGCCGTCGTCAGCACGCTCTTCGAGCGCTTCGGCGGCAGCAGACAAAATGGTCTCGTCGTCGGCGTCGGCATCGATACCGAGCAGCTTGGCGAGGCCCTCATTCAGGGTTGCCACAATGGGCTCCTTTCCTCTGTTGACCTCGCCCTTCTCGGGCCGAGGGGTCTTGTTGTGCACCAGCGGAATTCGTGGCGCAGGCGCGGACTGGCGTCCGGCATAGCGGAACGCCGACAGATCGAACACCGATGCACGCGCGGCAGCGGACTTGGAGTCAGGCTCGGGCAACTCGAGGACGCGATCGGCCAAACCGGCCTCGACCGCTTCGTCGGCGAGCAGCCAGGTTTCCTCAGCCATCACGTCGAGCCAGTCCTCGACGGTGCCCCCTGCCCGGTCGGCGTAGATCTGCGCAATGTTGCTGTTGTGCTGGGCCAGTCGCGCCGCGCTCTTCTCCATGGCGCGGGCATCTCCGACGCACACCGCCCAGGCGTTGTGCACCATCATCTGGCTGTTGCGGTTCATCACGATCTCATCGCCGGCCATCGCGATCACCGAGGCGATCGAGGCGGCGAGGCTGTCGACCACGACGGTCACCGTGGCGGGGTGATCACGTAGCGCGTTGAGAATGGCGATGCCGTCGAACACCGAGCCGCCGGGGCTGTTGATGCGCACCGTGATGGCATCGTTGTCGATCGCGCTCAGGTCGCGGGCGAACTGTTCGGCGGAAATGCCGTACCACGAATCGATTTCGTCGTAGATCAGCAGCTCGGCCGGGCCGTCATCGGTCTTGGCGGCATTGCGGATGCTGTACCACGGGGGGCGTTGGCCCGCCGTGCGATTCTTGGTCACCACAGCGTCGGGTCTCCGTTCCTCGTGGCCGTGCTGGCGCCGCCGGGGCGCGCTCGGGTATGGGTGCGCACACGCACCGGCCCTCCGCTGTTGCGGGGCGCGGCGGCGGATTCGTCGTCGGGCTCCGGTTCGGCCTCGGGCGCGTTGGGATCGGGACCGGGTAGGCCAGTGGCCGAGCGGATGAAGGCCTCAAGACGGGCGTCGGGTGTCAACAGTCCTGCGTTGACCAGCATTTGCAGTGCCGCGGCGGTAGCGTCCTGGCGCGAACCGATCTCATCGAACACCAGCAGCGGCGCCGGTTCGTCCTCGCCGAAATTGAGGTCGACCAGATCCTCGACGATGTGCGCCTGTGCGGTGTTGCGGATGTCTTCGGCGACCGTCTGGACCGACTGCACGAACGTGTCGGCTTGCACACTGGCCAGCGCGTACGAGCCGCCCTTGCCATCCAGATTCAGGAAGTGCGCCAACGCAACCAGGGCCATCTGGTGGTCGTGGTACTCGATCGCACGGCGCGGGTCCATCGGGGTGCCCGATGGCGACATGATCCCGGCCTCTTGGCCCTCGGCAAGGGCCAGGCCGGACGACTCGCCACCGCTGTACTTAGAGGCGACATCGAGCAGCGCGTCCATGCGCTCTTCGTCCTGAGAGTCGTTCTCGTTGCCCTTGATCCACGGGACGCCGATGCCATGGCGGCGTGCTGCGGCGGCCTCGATGCGCATCAGCTCGTCTTTGAGCTTCCAGTGCTTGTAGGCAGGCCGCAGCAGGCTGTTGCCGATCCACACACCCGGATCGGGCTCGTACGCATACACGACCAGCCGGTTGATGGGAATGGTCGAATCCAGCGGCCCGCCAGCGGGTATCGCCACTCCGCTCGATGTCATGGTGAACCCGCTGGAGGGGTGTTGCTCGATCGAGATCAGACCGCCGTCGCGGTCGACGTTCCACTTGGCGATGGTCACCTGGGGACGCGGGGCGAGCTTGCGCAGCACGGCGCGTACGTTGGCGCCCTCGCCTTCGAGACGGTAGACCTGCTCAAATACCGAGTGCCCGTACCGCAATGCCATAAGGGCCTGCTGCAAGTGTTTGTCCCAGGAGAACCGGCCACGGGACCGCGCCTGGGGTTCGTTCTCGTCGGCGGCACCCTCGATGGGCAGACCCAGATTGCGGGCGATGAATTCGGTGACCTCATCGCTGGCGCCGTTCTGCCGGATACGCCACGCGGTGCGGCGAATGGGCAGCCCAATTGCCCGCAGCACCGACGAGATTCGGGCGTCCTCGCGGACCATGCGCGTGTAGGTCCACACCGACAGCGGCCAAATCAGGTCGGCAGTCTGCTCGAACTGATCGATAGGTCCACCCCAGCCGGTCGCGCCGGCCGAGCTGAGCACGTACCCCTGTTCGGTACGCGGGGCGGCGGTCTTCTTCGGTGCCTGCTGATCGGCCATGCTCGCCCCCTTTCTCAGAATGCGGCGCTCATCGCGTCGAAATCGGCGCTATGCCGGTGTGTTTGGTGCTCTCGTGCGGCCCCGGTGCGGGCGCTGACGGTCTTGGCGGGCGCCTTGGTTCCGTACTTGCGAAGGGCCCAGTGCGCCATGGACACGTTCATCAGCGGCATGCCTGCGCCGTTGGGTTCCTCGGCCCAGACGAAATCGCCGCCCGGCAGCTCGCGCATGCTGGCGGTGGCCACCTCGTCGTTGAGCACTGTTTGATCGCTGTGCGACAACTTGACGGCATCGGCGTCTGCCAGGAAACCGCTACAGGACTGCGCGATCTCGGACGTGCCGATCATCAGCGGCTCGATACCGGCGGCGATGAGCAGCGGTTCAAGTACCTGCGCGGTGTTCTTACGGTCGATCACCAGCGCCACCGGATTCCACGCGGTGACCTTGGCGACCAGATACTCGGCGATCTCGGAGTGCGTACCGGTGCGCAGCGGTGCCACCTCGACATGGATGTTGCCGTCTTCGGCCATCTGCGCGGCGCTGATTGACCACACCTGACGGTTCCAGGATCGCCGCACCGCGATGGTGCGGGCTCCCGTGAGCTTCGCGTCGGCGTTCGCCATGTCGCTCCAGTTCGGGATCGGCGAGCCAACCTCGTCCTCGTCGGGCGGGTAGTCGCCGATCCCGAGGTAGTCGGCGGTGAAGATCGCCCGCTGTTCGGCGGTGCGGGCCTTGCGCCGTTTGGCTTCGAGCTCGTGCTCATCGCCGACGACACCCAGGGAGGGGTGCGCCAGGCGGTATGCGTCGATATCGCCGAGCTCGGTGCCCTCGGGTACCGCATATAGGGCGTAGTACAGATCCGGGGACCGCTTGTGGCCCAGGTTGTGCATCCCGGTGAGGATCTGGCAGTTGGGGTGTACCGAGGCCACCGGAGGTGTTGAGACGTACCAGATCTGCGGCCCGGTCGCCTTGGTCGAGGCGCGGGTCGCGCCGGTCAAGCTCGCTTCGGCTTGCGCGGTGAGGTCGTAGGCCTCGTCGAGTATCAGCAGATCCACTTCGGTAAGACCGCGACCGAACTTGGCGGTGCGCGGCCCGAACTTGGCCTCGCCGTTGCCGAGCTTGATCAGCCCGCGGTTGCCCGCCGAAGTTGGTTCGGAGCGTAGGCGTTTCTTGAGAGACGGGATGCGGTCGATGACATCGACGCAGCGGCCGAATACGTCCTTGGCCGTTTCCCATTCCTGGGCGGTGTAGGCGATTTTCTCCCCGAGCACCAGCATCCCGAAGATGATGCGTAGCACCACGATCAGGGTCTTGCCGTTCTGACGTGGGCACTCGATGCACACGTCGCGGTGCGTCCAGACGCGATCGCCCCACTCGTTGGGCTCCTGTAGCGAGAGCACCGCGCGTAAGGTGAGCCACTGCCAAGGCATGCAGCGCACGCCAATTCGCGATCCCAAGCGCGCCGCCCGGTCGCCCCATGATTCATCGCCGGGGTGTCGGGACTCGAATCGTGGTGTCTGACTGCCCTTCAGGCGTGGCCACAAGCCGATGAACTCTGGCCACTCACGCGGTGCCAGGTCAGATACCGGCGAGCACGTCGTCGTCATCGGGATCATCCGGCAGTGCGGCGCGCTGGCGATAGACCTCGGTGATCAGCTTGCGCATCTGCTCGGCCTGCTGGCGCTGCTGCACCAGCACGTTGTTCACCACCACTTCGACGGTCTTGGCGCCGATCTTGAGCTGTAGCCAGCAGTCGCGGTCGCCGTCCAGTAGAGCGTTGAGCCGGGCGAGGTAGTCGGCGGCGTATCCGGCCTGCTCGATGATGAGCCGCAAGGGGTAGGGGTCGTCGGGTTGTGACAACTCTTCGATGAGTCGCTGGCCGACTGTCTTCTCGGAGGCCGGTTGCCGACGCGTCGCCCGTTTAGCTGGAGTCTTTGCTGAGTTAGCGGTGGCCTTTGCCGGTTTCGTGGCTGCTGTCATCGTTCGCCGCGTTCAAAAAAAACCTGACGGGAGCCTCCGGGGGTCAGGAAGGCCCCCCACCTGGATAATTTCAGGGGGAGGGGCTTTGACCTGCGGTTATGGCACTTTCGGGTGTGTGCATCGGTGCTGGTCAGGGGCTTTTCGGTCCATCGGCTGGCGATCACCACGACATCACACCTCCGTCGTGTTTGCTGGCAGGTTCGGGATGTTTGCTGTGTGACTGGTCGGCGTACCACCGCTTTGCTGCCTGCGCCATGCGCCACGGTCGCTCGGCTTTGCATCGAGCCAGGACCACGCTCTGACCAGGATCGATCGTGATGACCTGCGCGCCAGCGGATCGGTAGCGCGCGAGCAGGCCCTCGCCGGGCATGGAGTGGATCAGGTACACATCGCACTGGCCCGCGAACGTCAGCGCCGTATCGATCGCGGCCAGCCGAGCGGCCTTGGTGACCGAGCGGACGTGCTGCGGCGGGTCGTGCGGGTCTCCACCCGCGGGCGTGAGTACCGAGGCGATGGCGTCGTAGTCGATGGTGATGTCGCCATGCTTGGCGTGCTGTCGTACCCATGTGGACTTGCCGGCCGCAGGCGGGCCGGTCACCAGGTAGAGCGTCACCAGTCCATCGCCAGGTTGTCGGCAGTGATGACGGGCGCGGCGGTGATGCCCAGTGTCGCAAGGGCTGTCGACCACTCGGATGGCTGAACGCCGAGCACCACGGGCCGGTGGGCGTCATGCCTGCCGTCCTGGCGCTGACTGTTGCAGATGCCGTGCAGTAGGCGATCGGCGCGCTGTCCGCCGAATGCCCGAGCCTGACTATGGTCTGCGGCCAGCTGCTTGCGGTCCCAGTTGCGCTCCAGCAAGGGCGCTTTGAACATCGGTAGGCCACACCACCAGCACAGTGTGCCGTCGACGTGACGGCGCAACAGGCTCTCGGCTTGCTGTTGGTGTTTCCAGCCCAGACCGCGATCGGTGGTGCTGGCCTTACGGCCGGGCCTCGGCATGTGCGGTGTCCGGCTTGGCCTCGGCGCGCGCTGGCGGTGCCTTAGGTGCGGGTGCGACCTTGACGGGTGCGACGGATGGCTCGCTGCCGTCCTGCTCCACATCCAGCGTCCAGCCGTTGGCGCGGGTAGTGATGGTCATCGTGGTGTTCCCAATGGGCTGGCCCAGCTCGGCCAGCGTGCCCGCCTGTGCGAGAGTGACCATCACGGCCAGACCCCAACCCTGCCCGCCGGAGTGGCGCTTAAGGTCGGGGATATCCGGCGGCGTGGAACGCCACTTACCTGGGTCGGTGTCCATCAGGACCTTGCCGTCGACAGTGATCTTGATATTGCTCATTGGGCTAGGAACTTTCGTAGTTGGCGGGCATCGATCGTCACGTCGTCGGTCTTGCCGACCGTCAGCACCAACAACGGCGTGGCGCGCTGGTGGTCGGTGCGGTCATACAGCGTGACGATTCGGGTGCCGTCCGGCGCTTCTGCGGCATCCTGGCGCAGCTGTGCCGCATCGGCTTTCGTGAGTACGTCGAATTCGCCATCGATGACCGACCCAAGGGCCTCGGCCCAGAGCTTTGCGGCCTGGCCGATCATTTCCTGCGCTTGGTCTTCAGGCATGCCAGTGGAGCGGAAGCCGGGAATCGGGATTGCCCGCGGTTCGGAGTTCTCATCGCCGGGATGTAGCAGTGCGCCGGAAGCAAACGTGCGAGTGAGCAGATCGACCAGGGATTGGTTCATGGCGATTCGGGCCCTCCTTAGGCTGTTGCCGGGAGTGACGGCGGCACGCTCTAGTGACTTGCAACCTGGCGGAAAGGGGCTGGCCAGTCCATAATGAGAAGAACGCCAGCAAAGTTGCTGTCAGATGCAAGGAGGGGTTGCAGTGAGCATTGGGCTGATCGCGCTGACGCCGTTTGCGGTGTTACTCGGCTACCTGTGTTGGCAGTTGATCCGCAAAGCGAGCGCTCGGAGGCCAGATCTTGGTGGTCGTCGCGTTTCGGACGGTGCGCCTGGATATAGCCCGGGAGCCGGGGGCGACACCGGAACCTTTGGCTTCTTCGGCGGATTCGGCGGCGGAGACAGCGGTAGCGGCGGCGGGTATTGCGACAGCGGCGGATTCAGTGATGGCGGTGGTGGCTGCGACGGCGGCGGCTGACCTCAGTCTTCAAGCCAGACTTCGAAGCCTTTGCCCCAGACTCCAGCGTTTTCACGGATGAGTGTCCGAAGCGACCAGATTGGTTGCGCTTGGCTGCCTTTGCTGTCGCCGCCGCCGCGTTCGTAGTGCCCGCTGGCGCTGATGCCTAACAGTTTGGGCCCCGAGGTGTACCAGGGGCCGCCGGAATCGCCGGGGAGCACCACGACGTCGCCGATGATTGTGGACATCCACGGACTGTCGTTGTCGTAGTGGGTGTCAGTAATGTTGCCGTAGGTGTCGCCGTGTAGGCCCGACTTGGTCACCGAGTCGCCGATCTCTGCAGAACCGGTGGAGCGAAAGAACGGCTGAATGTTCCACGAGTCATCAATCGCGATGATGGTGTAACCGCGGCCCCGGATGGCCCTCAGCGAACCGTTTTCCGCCATGTGGGCCACAACTTCGCCGATCCGGTTGCCCCACTTGTTGTAGACGACGGCACCGTATCCATCAGCACAATGCCCCGAGGTCACCGCGAGGCGATCCTTGCGGCTGTCGTAAGCGAAAAATCCCAACGAGCATCTGCCGTCGCCGAGCGAGATCTCCATACCAACGGCAAGAAGACCGTCGGCGCGCGCCATGGGCGCACCGGGCGCGAACGCAACCGTTGCTGACAACATAACCGCCGCACACCAGGCGGCCACCCCGCGAAACAACTCGATTCCCCCGTGAGAAAGCCCAGCTAAGCTGGGGTTTTGCGCAATGGGCATAGTTGTCCCACCGACATATTGGGACTCATTTTGCCATACTTGCAGGTCAGTGAGGGATCTTCGCGTCGCAGCGTGTCGCGCGATCTTCCGTGCCAGGGTATTAGCGCTGCGACTTTCCTCGTTGGTTCACTTCACCAGTCGGGATGCTTGCTCAGCTCGTACCACGCTAATTCATGGGAGGGTTCGTCGAGGAACCATGCGAAAGAGTCCGTTGCGAGATCTTTGAGTCGCCGTCGAGCCGGAGGAGCGTTGCGCGAGACGAATGCGGACAGAAAGCGACATTGGCCGGGCGGGATCTTCTGGTCGGCAGCCCACTGGAGCAGTGCGGCTTTACGGTCCTCGTCGATTTCACCGTCGGTGGCCACCGCTTCAACGACCCAGAAATGCGGTGGCTTGGTGCCGATGTCGACAATGAGGGCATCCGGCAGCAATGTGCTGACGTTTATGCTGATGCCGGCGGCCGCGAGCAATTGAGCATCAGCCACGTAGAGCTTATTACCAGGCTCGCTGATCGAGACCACAACTGGGACGGTGAGCCGGCCGGGCGCCCACTGCTCGATCACCCCCTTGAGGATCAGTGAGGCGATGCCGGGTTCAAGATGCCGCGTTGAATTGTCATGGGGTAGAACGACAGAGACTGCGGTAGTGGAGGCTTGCAGGTTGCTCTGAACACTGATTCTCACCATTTCCAGCGGGGCGAGGTGATCATTGCGCCATTGATCGATTGCGTCAATCAAATCTTTACCGGCGAGATTCGGGTTGAAGAGGTCGGCGAACGCACCATCGAGTGCCCAACGCGGGCCACCATAGGTCTTAGGCATTCCCCGGCGCCACACCACCGCTCCACGAGGAAGCATCTGATTGAACGTCTCGTCACGTAGCGGCTCGCGACTGGTGTCGCGGTACCAAGGCTTGTGCTCGTGGCCCCACTCGGCCATCAGTTCAGCGACGCGGTTCTTGCGGCGTGTTATCGCCTGATACCACAGCTCACGCTCTGCGTCGTCGGTGTGGGCGAGTACCTCATCGGACATCCAAAGTGCCCGTGTTGGTGACACCCAGCGATGTGCGTCACCGGGATCCGGCTCCCCTTCGGGGATCACCGCACCTACATACAGCATTGCCACGACGCCGGCAGCGGCAATCGGGCTGGACAACGCAACATCAAAGGCTTCGCGAGGAAAGATCGCGTGCAAGCGCTTCTCGACTTCTTCGCGGCTGATAATCGGGGGCAAGGCGTTCACAATCCACCTACCCGGTAGGCGGCCTTGACGGCGTCATCAAGGGCAGTGCCGCTTAGTTCCTCCCAGCTGGCAAGGACCTCGGCGGCGGGTAGCGGCAGCGCTGCCAACTCGTAGGCGCTCACGGCGACCGAGCCGGACAGGCTTCTCATCACCCGGTCGAGGGTCTCGGTAGCCAGGACCCGCGTCAGTGTCGCTTGCGAGATCGTCGGCGAATCAGTGGTCGGTCGAAGCACATTGACGTGGTTCTCCACGACTACGCTGCCCCCCCAATCGTCCAAGACCTGCTTGGACAATTCGGCGGGAACAAGCCGCCTCATCTGCTCTGGGGCAGTTGTGCGCTGCACCAGGATCGCGGGCCGGTCGAGCACCATGACCCGGCGATCGCGGTCGTGCAATGTCAGATAGCGCTGGCCGTCGCGAGCGGAGTCCTGATGGATGATCCCGCCGTCGATGTCGGCAGCCCATAAGATCGGAACCGCGCCCACTCCTGCCTGTGCAGCGATGTCTTCTTTGCGGCGGTTCCACACCAACGGCCCGGTAGAAGCTTTCCAGCCAGCCGAGGCTAGGGTCAAAGGCATCCTGATCGCAGCTGCGGCCACAGGGGCGTCATCGGCGCGACGCGGAAGAATCCATGGCCCCGCGGTTCGTGGGGTAGCGACCCTCGCTAGTTCGACGACAGCACCGTTTACGGTATTGATCGAGACCTTACGATGTTTGCGCCGAGCGAATGTCGCCAGGCAGGTCTCCTGGAGTACGCCATCGAATACGCCGGCCCGATCGTGGATGAATCCGACCTCGCGCAACGGAGCTTTCGCTGCGAACCGTGAACGCTGTGCCTCGAAATACCGGCCAGCCAGAAACGATGTGGGAACCAGTGCGGCGAGTACTCCCTCGGGCTCCAGGGACTCCAATCCTGTGGCCATGAACAGGCTGTACATATTGGCATGGCCGTAGAGGTACTCGGCGAACCGTTCACGCTCGGCAGCTTCCAGTCGGACGCGCCCATACGGCGGGTTCATCAGCGACACCATCGCACTGGTCTGGTGCTCAGCCAAGCCGTCACCAAGACGTACTAGCGCCGGTAGCGGGCGACGGCGGGTTCGAGGTGTGAGCGCCAAGATGGGCAGCATCTCGGCAGCAAGCATGACGTTGGCCAGCCAGACGGCGTTGGGGTCGTTGTCAATGCCTTCGATCAGATTCGGCAGCGCAGCCAATACCAATTGTGGGTCAGTTCGCGCGGCGGCACCGAGGTGTTCACGCAAAACTGGCAGCAGAAGCGCGCCAGCCCCGCATGCCGGATCGCGTACCAATCCCGTTAAGGGCTGCGGACGCTTCCAACTCAACGCTCGTTTGGCCTTGTTCCACAGTTCGGCTGCCAACGGTTTGGGCGTGTAGTGGCGGCCGTGTTCGGCGCGTTGCTGACTGGGAAGAGCAGTGACGTAGAGCTCACCCACTTCCTCGGCCGAGCCGGTGATGACAAGCGCTGGCTCGGCCAGATGGGGTGGCTGCGCTCCATCAATGACTTGTGTGACATCCAGCCACTTTCCGCTCAGTCCGGCGGCTTGAGCACGCTGCGCCCACCACCCAGGGATTCCTGCGAGGACATCGGCCGCTGACACGGCGTCGTGACGGTCGGGATGTGCATCACGCGAGCGACGCGCGCCCGGATCACGGGCCGGGACAACTAAACTCGACACGTGGCCTCCGATGCACAAACAGGGTCAGGCGCATTATGTCAGAGCTCACCCACCGGCTTTGAGTGCGCCACGCGCTAATAGATCGCTGCCGTTAGGCGCGAGGTCGTCGACATACACGTAGGGAAACTTTGTCGCACGGTGGACCTGCCATGTGCAAGTTCTACTCCGAGTGTCCGACATGCCCCATACGATGCGCTCGTGGAAGAGATTAAGAACATTCGGTCGATCGAACTAGCCGATGGCGAGTCGCTGACCGACGTGGATATGGCCGAACTGTCGGAGACTGGTCTACTGAAGGTGTACCTGCGCACGACAGCTAACAATGATCAAGTCCTGCTCAGGTGCGTCTCGTACTTCCCTGCGCACGCTTGGCGGCGAATCAATCTCGATCTGTACACGCTTCTAATTCACACCAGCAATAACGCAACCGAGGCTTTGACAGGACTGGACATCGGGACGATCGAGGAGGAAATCTTCTCCAGGCTGACCGCCGATGGAGTCGCCGAAACGAATGCGCGGCGATTCGCCGTGCGGATTGCATCAGGCGAAGAGGACAATCGCCCCGCCGGAAAAAGCATGCACGTGTTCCAGCGAGTTGGCTGAATCATTCCATACCGCTTACCCTTTCGCCCCCGATCGCTTCGCATTCCGGGGGCGCTCCGCTCGCACGGCGCGCACATCGCCGATGCGAACCATCTGGTGCCCTTGAGCGTCCCGGCCCCGCGCCGGCACCCACCCGCGTCTAATCCAGCGCTCGATGGTCGACTGTGGTACGTGCTCATCAAGGCGGGGGAGTATCACGTCGACGAGTTCGCGCACGGTCGCGTTGCGGTCGTCGAGCTCGCTAAGGTTGCGTGCCAGCACGTCGGCCACCGAATGCGCGGTGTCGCACTGGGGGCACACGATTGAGCCGCTGTGGCTCGGTGCCATGAGTGCGTATCCGCACCGGGTTGAGTTGTCGCCCTTGCGGCCCCGCTCGGCAAGCACCTCGTCGGGTGCCGGGTCGGTGATGCATGGTCCGATGATCATGGGCTCGGGTGGGCGGTTCACCACGCGTGTAATCGACCGGTACACCTGCTCGATCTCGTCGCAGATCTCGGCGCCGTTCTCCTGCAACGCGATGTTGGACGCGTGCCGGTGCAGCCACTTGGCCATGCGCGCTGTCATGGCGACTGAGTGCGTGTCGTCGCCGCGCCTGCCCGCGTAGGCCACGCGTAGATCATCCGCGGGGGAGTCGTCGGCCGTGCACATCTCTGGGGCGCCGTCGCAGTCGTCGCACAGTGGCCCAGCCGCCGAGGCGGGCAGCGTGACGAAGCACCGTCGACACGAGCCCGCCCGGGCCGGCGGCGCCGAATCGAGGCTGAACCGATCTGCCGGCCGCCGTGCATCCGATTCGACGACCATCGGCAGAGGCCTTGGCCGGGTGCGGAACTCGGGCACGTCCAGCCCGCGCGTCTCGCACATGTCGCGGATGGTCGTCGAAAGTGCGTTTTCGATTCGGTCGAGTTCGTCACTGGCGCGTCCGTTGACCCGGCCGAGTGCCAGCGCATGCCACAGCGCCGCTTGATGCCGGTCCCGGTGGTCCCTGGCGGTCGGGGTGGTGTCCTTGTCGCGAGGGAACGGCTCGACATGGCTCACGAGCGTGTCGTCGCCGTGCAGCACGTCGCGGCGCTCTCCCTTGCGTGCGCCGTCGCCCAGGTTCGCCTGCCCAACAGCGGTCTCGGTGAGTCGATCGATCCACCACGGCAGATCAGCCAGGTGCTTGCGCAGCTCCGATATACAGGCCTTGCACACGAACAGATCGGTTGCGCGTTCGCACCGCTTGCACTTGGTCAACGGTTGAATCCCCTTACCATCTTGGCGAATTGGACATCGATATCACGCTGTTCGATCTGCTGGAGTAGGCAGTGCTGCCAGGGCTGCAGCGGCTTGCCAGCCTCGGCGCAGAGCTCGGCTATCCGCTCAGCGTCGCCGTGCCGCATTGGGCTCATCGAGGCCACCTGGTGATCGTCACGGACAGGTCGGCGCTTTGGAGCAGTTCGGCGAGCGTTTCGGATACCGGGGCGAGTCGCTGTTCTAGTGCCTTGCAGGTCATGCAGAACCACACACGCTCGTGATGCTCGTCGGACTCCGAGCACAGCTGGCGTGTGCGCCAAGAGACCCCGCGCGAGGCCTTCACCATTGGCCGGCCAATGAGCGCCTCATCGGAGCACCCCCGGCTCGAACGGGCTCGTCGTGTACCGCGTCGTCGTACCAGTAGCCCTCGGCCAGCGTGCCATCGGTGAGCTGGATGGCTACGCGCCCGCCCTCTTCCAGCCCGGGGCAGGTAAACCGCTCGGGGTCCGTTTTCTGGGTCATCGTGTCTCCGTTCGCATATCGATTCCTGGGGCTGTGGTCGTCGCTGGCGGGTTTTCGGGCCGTTCGGGACTATCCGGTCGCGGCGGGGGGATTTTCGAGCGCTGCGCGGGCTCTGGCGAGTCCGGCTCTGGCGGTGGCCGAGCGGTCGACGTGATCGCAGACGGAGAGGCCGTTGTAGCCGTCCTGGTCGCACAGGCGGCACGCGGCGATGGCCTGGCGCTTGGCATCTCGCTCGCCCCGGTGTTGTGCGCGCTGCTCGGCGGCGGCGAGAGCCGCGTCGTCTGCGGCCCACTGGGAGTACTGCACCCGGTAGCGCTGGCAGGCGCGGCACGGGTCCGTGGTGCCGCCAGGATGCTTGGGGCAGAACTCGGGGGGCGGCGCGCAGCGCTCCCCAACTTGAGTACTTACCAACGTAAGTTCCCTTACCCCTACCCTTACCCTTTCCCTAGAGGGTTCGGGCAGGGTGCCGTCAGGGTTCACGGTTCCGGCAGGGTTCTCGCACCCTTCGGGCACGGTGCCGTCAGGGTTCTCGCACGGTTCCGTCACGGTGTCATCGGGGTCAGGGTCAGACGGGTCAATCTCATCGGCGACCTTGGTCGCCTCGGGCTTGCGCAGGCGACGTAGCTCGACCGCCAGCTCATGGCGCAGCTTGGGCGAGGCCACCATGACGGCGCATTTCAAGGCGCTCTTGAAGTACTGCGGATACCGCGTGACCTCGGTGGTACGCATGTAGGCGCGCACGAACAGTTCGTCAGTGTCCTCGTCGTAGAACACGAACCGTTCACGCTCCAGCTCGTCGAGGTCGGCCTGTAGGTCATGAATGGACATCTCGTTGCACCCCTTGGCCCACTTGGTGATTTGAAGTGGTTGCATCCCGGCGCGGTCGAGATCCTTTTGACTGAGCAGCTGCGCGTAGGTGCATTGCGCGGTGCGTGTGAGCGCTCGGAAATGGCCGTCGCGCCAGATTGATTCCTTGAGCATTCCGGCCGAGTTAGCCACGGTGTTCCTTTCTCTGATTCGCGTGCATGTATTCAGACTGCGGCACGTTCGGCACTCCTTCTCACCCCAAAATCTCGGGGCCGAACATCGGGTCCATCTGTGCCTCAAGAGCCGCCGTGCGGGCCCGCTGGCGCGTCTGCGCGTGGTGCTCTAGGTCGTAGTGCAGGTGGCAGCCCTGGCACATGGCGCGCAGGTTCTCATCGCGGCAGTCCTCGGGTGTGTGGTTCAGGTGCGCCACGGTCAGCAAGACGCGGCTGCCGGTGCCGTATGCGGGCTGTCCGTTGACGTTCGTGCAGCGGTCGAGGTGTGTGCCCCGTAGGCACTCACCCTCGCACTCGCAGCGGCCCTGGGCGCGCTCGAACCGGATGCGCCGCGAGATCTCGGGCCAGTCCTTGGGGTAGCGGTCGCGGTTCTCGGGGCGGATGGGCATCACGCCACCTCCCCGCTGCGGCAGCCGTACGGTGAGCAGCCATCCGGGTCGCCGTCCTCGAATAGGTCGAGCTGCATGTCGGCGTACTCGGCACGTGTCACGCGGTCGATTGGTGCCAGGTCCAACGGAACTCGCGAGCGGTGCAGGAACGCCTCGCCGTCGAGTGGGTTGGCCGAGGCGCCGCCCTTGCGGATACGGCGGTCGAAATCGACCGCGTCGTCCCAGAGGGAGTGGAACCGCTTACACATGCACAGATCGGCGATCTCTTCGGGCTGGTCCCGGTTGTACAGGTGTGCGCATGCCTTCGGTTCGTCGAACCCGCGCCAATGGTCGTCGCGGGAATGGCCGCACGTCGCGCAGATGTCGCGCCGCTCGTACATGTACCGCCACTGGGCATTGCCGTGGAACGGGCAGCCGATGCAGGCGCTCTTGGCGGTGTGGCCCCACCCGGCGCGCTCCAGCCAGCGTTGGCAGTCCTTACGGGACATGCCCAGATCCAGCAGTGGGTAACGCGGCCGGGAGTAGTTCACATCCAGCCGGTCACGCACCCGGTGAATCTCGTCAGTACTGAATCCGATCCACTGCTCAGCGAACACATCACGCGGTACAGGTGTCGGGTGTGGGTAGCCCAGCAGCTCGCGCACCTTGACCTTGATCGGCTTGAGCTTGTACTCGCTGGTGCACTGGCGACGGCCCATGCCGTGCCGTTCAGTGGCAGTGGCTAGCCTGGTGCCCACGATCGACCCACGGCCGTCGCCACCGCACACCGAACATGAGTCAGGCTCGTCAGATGGTCCCCGGCCGGAGCCGCCGCAGGGTGCGCATACGCCATAAACAGGCACCTCGGTAGCCTTGGGCGCCAAGGTGAACCATGGCACCGAAACGAATCGCGCTTCCGGGTCGAGGGTGTCGGCGCGCAGGTTCCCCGACGAAACCCGATGCAGCGGGATATCAACGCGGGCAAGCTCGGCGGCGAGCCGATCCACCTGCTCATAGACTGCGGGCGGTTCCCAGCCGGTATCGGCGAAAACCGCAGCGTCCAGACCGGGCAGCGTGCCGTCGCACGCCATGAGCGCTAGCACCGTCGACTGGACACCAGCGCCGAGGGACAGCACGCGGATTGTGGGATCGGCCATCACTCACCCCTCCTGAATTTCGTATGGCACTTCTCGCACCGTGGCCGACCGGCGCTGTGCGGCTCCTTGTCGATGTACTGCTCCACTAGATCGATCACGACCAGGGGCTCAATGCGGGGTTTCATGTTGTCTCCGTTCGTGTTCGGGTTGTCGCTCATGTGCCGCTCATTTCGATGACCTCGATTGGGGCGTGGGGGAACGCGTCTCGCTGGGCCGTCCGGCATTTGAAGCACTCGTGGACGATCCGGTCGGTCTGGAATTCGTGCGCGCAGCGCATGCAGATGAACCGGAACCATGTGCGGGTGATGGTCATGCGCCCGCCTCGAAATCGAGCGGGGCAGCATGTAACCGGGTACGTAGCGACAGGTCTAGGTAGTCGCGATTGAGTTCGATGCCGATGTACTTGCGGCCGAGGCGCTGTGCCGCCATTCCGGTTGTGCCGGAACCGCTGAAGGGGTCAAGCACCGTGCCACCGGGCCTGCATCCGGCGGCGATGCAGCGCTGCGCGAGCTTGGAGGCCATGACCGCGAAGTGGGCCCCCGGGAATGGCTGTGTGGGGATCTCCCACACGTCGCCAGGGTTGCGGCCGCCCTTGTCGGTCCATGTGTGTTGGCGCCCGGTGGCGCCCATGTTCGATTGGTCATTCCAAGCTGTCGGCCGAGGCTCTGGCGGTACCCAAGGTGTCTTTACGCTGTTGGCCTTGTTGACCAGCCCGGACCGTGACCGCCGCGAGGCCTCCCGATCGCCGTCGTACTGCTCTCTGATCGGGTCGAGGTCAAACCAGTAGCGCTTCGACTTGGCCAGCATGAACACGTGTTCATGGCGCCCGGCCAGCCTGTCGACGACGCTCTCAGGCATGGCGTTCGGCTTGTGCCAGATGATGTCGTTGCGCAGCGTCCAGCCGTCGTCTTGCAGCGCGAACGCGACGCGCCACGGAATGCCCAGCAGATCCTTGGGTTTGGCCCACTCGCGCCCGGGGCGGTCTACGGGCCGGACCCAGCCGCGCCTTGCGATGTTCTTTCGGTCGTCGGCGTTCGGGCCCGGGTTGCCCCGGCCGCTGTAGTAGCTGTCACCAAGGTTGAGCCAGAGTGTTCCGTCGTCGGCGAGCACGCGGCGCAGCTCGGCGAACAGCGCGCGCATATTCTCGACGTACTGGGCTGGCGAGTCCTCCAGCCCATACTGGCCGGGCTCGCCGTAGTCGCGAAGGCCGAAGTAGGGCGGGCTGGTGACGATGCAATCGGCCCCGCCGGCGGGCAGTGCCTTGGCCACGTCGAGGGCGTCGCCGTGGTGCAGGCTGACCGATTCGTCTTGGTAGTAGGGCGTGATCATGCGCTGACTCCGAACAGCTCCAGTTGTCCGACCGGCTCGTCCTCGGCGGTGAACCCGAGTGCGCGGTCGAGTAAGTCGTCGGTCCAGTCCTGGCAGCGCCAGAACTCGGCCTTGGCGTCGGCTTCCTGCTGCTCGGTCGGCGGGCAAATGCGGTCGCCCATGTACGCGTACCCGCACGGTTCGCTCCCACAGTGGCAGAACTGGTGGCGAAGTAAGTTATTGCGCTGCGCGGCGGTGGCGCACCCGCGCATCTCGGCGACAAGCTCGACTGGCAGGGAGCGCGCGAACTTGTTCAGCTGCGCGGTGGTCACGGTGACGACGGGGATGCCCCTCGACACGATCTTGCCGTGTCCGCACTCAAATCCCTTGAGGTGAGACGGATATCCGTCGGTAGGCAGGCGGGTGCCGCCGTAGCAGGATTGCATCAAATGGGTGACACCTGCGGGACCGATGAGGCAGTCGCGCATTTCCCACCCGCCGACCATCCGCAATAGCCAGCGTTGATCTTCGGTGAGCATCATGCAGGTGCCTTGGCTTTCTCGCGTTCCTCGCGGGCCAGCTCATACAGCAGCGCTGATGGCTGAAAACCGTTACGCCGTAGCTGCTCCGACATGGAGTTGTAGGTGATGCCCATTTCCCGCGCAGCCGCATGGTCGGGTACGCCGATGTACACGTATTCGGACCATTTGAGTACGAACGGTTTTCCGGTCTCGGGAGGCAGTTCGGGGTCCATCCACATCACGTAGTCGCGGGTGGATGGGGCACAGGTTTGTTGGCCGCGAAGGATCTGGCGCAGAGTAGTGACGAGCTTTCCCGGGTGGCCATTGGCGGCCGCGATGGCGTTGATGGTCCAGCCGATCGACTGCAGCTTCTCCAGGTGCTCGCGCACGGGGGTGGCGTCGATGTAGCGACGGGAGATGGACGGGGCGGTCATAGGGTCACATCCGCGTAGAAGTCGCGCAGCTTCACGAATGCTTTGGCGGTTGCCTCGGCGTCACCGAATGCCGAATGTGGGCAACGGTTCTCGATCTTGAGGGCGTTGAGCACGTCGGCCAGTCCCGGCAGCTCGGACGGGTCGCGCCCGAGTGCAGGGGCCGCGTAGGCGGCGAGGTCGGCCAGGCGGTAGTGCCAGTGCGTGCCGACCTTGCGTGCGACCATGGCTGCGTCGAATGTCGGGTTCGATCCGGCAAAGGTGTTGCCGCTCAGGATGTCGGCGAGGTCATTCCACGCTGTGATGGTGTCGTCGGGATTGAGCATTGCGTCATACACACCGCGTTCGAAATAGCGGTTGATGGCGAAAGCCTGGGGCTCGATCGAGACCTTGGACAGGTCGACGTACGGCACGAATTCGAGTGTTTCTCCGGTGTCGACGTTGATGGCCGCAACCTCGATCGGCGCGCACTGCGGGCCGAGGCCGGTTGTTTCCAGGTCTACGACGATGAGGTTGCGGGACATCAGGTCTCCTCTACTTGGTCGAGGTACAGCGGGGCGTCGGCGTCGGGCTCGTCGATCAGATCGGCGTCGTGCTTTGGTAGCGCAATGGTGTTGTCGGACATGGGTGTTACTCCTTCGGGTGGGTTGGGTTACCTGAGGCCGTAGTGCATGCTGGCGTTGTCGCGGGATAGGCCGCCCTCGCCGTCGGCGAAGAAGATCGTCCCGGCCGGGTCCTTGGCGGGGTTGCTGGCGACATCGGGTACGAGGCTGACTGCGCCGGACTCCAGCGGCTCGACCTTGATCTTGATCGTGACGGTGCCGGTCTTCTTGCCTGTGGCCATCGCGGCCTCGACGCATTCATGCAGCGCCTTGGTTGCTTCGACCTGCGTGCGGCCCTTGTTGAGTTGGGTGAAGACGACGATGAACTCGGTGATGTCGCCGGGCGCGAGTTCGGTGCCTTCCTCTTTCTTCTCGGTGTCGTTGTCGGACATGGTTATTCATTCCCTTCTGTTGTGGTGGGTTGGTTCAGAACGTCGGTCACTACCTCTGCCTCGGCTTCGGATAGGTCGTTGATATCGGCGATTTCGCGGCCGACGACAGTGGCCAGATAGGTGAGCGTTTTGACGGTGGCCGCATCGCCGCGCAGGGAATAGCCCGCGTTGCCGAGCAGGCCGCGGATGGTGCCGATGGTCTTTTTGGTGGCCAGAAACTCACCGCGCGAGTTGTATTCAGCGGGGTTGGCCTCAGGTGCTTCCTCGACCTTCTCCGGGCTTGGTGCCTTCTCGGGAGCTGGTGTCGCTTCGGCCTTCGGTTTGTCCGGGGCCTTGGCCTTGATCTCGTCGGTTGTCACTCCCGCGACCGGCGGGAACATCTCGGCTTTGTCGTAGCCGTCGCGGGTGATCGAGGTGTAGGTGATGCCCATCTGCGCGACATCGCCCGCATCCCAGGCGCCGCGCTTCTTGCCGATCTTGGTCTCCAATTGCGCCTGTGAGACGCCGATGGCGCGGAATCCGGCGATCATGTCCTCGATGCGCTTGGGTAAGGGCACGCCCTCGCCGTTCTCCAGCGTGGCCTTGCAGATGTCCTGTGCCGCTTCGGTGAACCACTTGGGCAAGATGGCGTTGATGCACTCACGGACAGCGCGAGCGCCCGCATTGTTGTTGTTGTTCGTGATGTCACCAAGGTCGGTGAGTTCTTGGCGGCGCCCCTTTGACATGCGGGCATGGGGGACGATGAAGGTGCGCGTAGAGCGGGTGTTGGTCTGCACATCCCACGCCCACGCCTGAACCTCGGACTCGCCCCGGGAGTCGTCGCGGTGCAACTCGTTGACGCCGTACTGCACGTTGCCCCAGACTCGCGCGAGTTCGCGCATGAGGTGCACCGATGCGCCGTTGCCCCGGTTCGGCACCTGATAGAAGGCCTGTTTCGCCATCGCGGATCGATTGCACGTATCGCGCATCTCCGCTTCGGCCCGCTGCATGTCACGCGGGATCTGCTGGGCCACGATGACGGCGGATTGGACCTCGGCGACGGCGCGGGACTGTTCGACTGAGGTGGCCTGGCTGACTGCCGTACGCGGTGCGGGTGAGATGGGCTGGTAGGGGGTGACGGTCACTGATCGAGTTCTCCTTCTTGCTGGTAGGTGGCGTAACTGGGGAGCGATACCGAGTGCACGTGGTCGCCGTAGCCGGGCCAGTGGTCATCGGCGACGCATTGGGCGTACAGGTCGATGGCCTTGCGGTTGCGGCGCCGCCCGAGGTCGATGTCTTCGGGCTTGAGCTCGACCACGGTGATCGGGTAGGGCGCCGTCTTGGACTGCACGACGAACAGGAACGCGGCGTCGTCGGCGATCTCGCACGCGGCCAGGCCGTCCAGATACCACGGCGCCTGCTGGTGGTAGCCGTATTCGGCTGCGGACTTGGCGAAGTGGCCCGGGTAGGCGCTGGAGCTGGTCTTGTAGTCGACGACGATCAGCCGTCCCCGGCCGGGGTTGGGCAGCCAGTCGGGCCGGAACCGCAGGCGCACGCCCGTCTCCCGGTCGTGCCAGTACCCGGACAGCTCCGGTGTCCCGTCGGCTAGTAGCGGCCCGGCGAGCGGGTGCTCGTGCACCCTGGCTGCCATCGCTTTGGCCTTGGCCACCTCGGCGATGTGCATCGGGATCTGACCGGCCTTGCGCGCTTCCTCGGCTGCTGCTTGCCACATCGCGGTGGCGGTGGGCGACTTGGCGGGGGAGCCATCCTTGTTCAGCCCGTGAACGGCCGGATCTAGCTCGCAGATATCGGCGCCTTCGCCCAGCACGAACTTGTGGGCAACGTGCCCGAAGTCGTATTGCGGCTTGGGTTCTGGCGGCTGCCGTTGCTGGTAGTGGAAGATCTCGGGCGAGGACGGCGCCAACAGTGCACGAGCACCTGACGACGACAAGCTGGTGCGGTCGGCGTGGTAGACCTCATCAGGAATACCGGCGTATAGGCCGTCAGCGGTGGGGATTTCGGCCTGGATGATGCATTCGCTCATGCGTCAGCCTCGACCCACTCGCTGCCCTTGCGCTGGGCCCAACAGCCCTGGGCATCGTCTGCACGCCAAGCTAGTTCGTTGTCCCAGATCGCAACCACTTCAACGAACGCGTTGGCCATGTGACTGCCGTCGTGGCCCGCGTCGCGGGTGCACACGTAGTTGTCGAACCGTGCGGGGCAATCGCCCAAGGCGGCCTCTGGATGTGTCTTCATGCTCTGCATGGTTGGACCTCAATTCCTTTGTGGGGGAGCGTTGTAATGCCCGCGATTTCCTCGGCGCGCTGGTCGAGCATCTTGGTTGTCACCGTGTCCGGGTCGAATCCGATGGCGAGCGCCATCATCAGTTGCGCCGCTTTCACGGGGTGGCGCAACCACATCGAGACCAGCTCGCGATGCACCTGATGGGGGTCTGTGTCGCGGACAGCCTCGACGAGGCGGTACAGCACGCCCTTGAGGACGCGCATGTTCGTTTCGTAGCTCTCGTCAACGTCGATCGTCATAACGGTCATGAGTCACCCCGGAGGCGAGCGCGAAAGGTGTTGCCCGCTTGCAGTTCGATCGTCAGCGTGTCGCCGCCCTGAATCTCGATAGCGCCGTCGCGGATCGTGACGGCGATTTGCTGGAACGTGCTGTCGCCCCCATTGGGGTAGAAGTACACTGTCTGATACCCGTTGTCGTCGGGGATGTAGATCGGATTGTCGTAGCCCCCGTATCGGATTCGCGACTTCGCGATTTTGGCGACGTGCTCGGCGAGCCTGTGCTCGGCACGGCTGGCGCGGTAGCGCTCATCGGCCAACAGCTTTCGCGCCCACTGGGGTAGCTTCTCTTCGCGCGGGTCGCGCGTGGGCTCGCTCATTCGGTCGTCCCCTGCCGTCTGGCATTCGCATCACTCAGCTGATTGCGCAGACGCGTAATAACTCCGCGCAGTGCGGCATTGGAGCGGCGATATTCCTCGATGCTTCGACCGCGCGCTTCGTACTCCTTCTCGCGTCGCGTCTTGTGTGGATGCTCCAGCGAGAGAATCACGTAGCCATCGGCCACCCACGGGGCCTGGTACATGACGTGCGTGATGATCCACGACGCGTACGACAGAGCCTTGGACGGCCCGATCTTGAACAGGATGCGATCGCCCTTCTGGTAATCGCGATCAGCGCGGCGCACCTCATATGTCTTGATGCCGTCGTAGAGCCTTTCGTGCCAATGGCTTTCGATTTCGAGGTAGTGAGTCGTCGTCACCAGCCCGCCTCCGATGCGCGAATTGCCGCGCTGGCCTTGTCCCGGCTGTCGCGGTCGGTGAAAAACTCGACGAGTGCGCGCTCGGCGCCGCCGTCAGCGGTCCAGGCGGATCGAGGGTCTGTACCGGACTCCTTGACGGACTCGCGCCACGCTTTCTGGTTGGCGACCAGGACGGCGATGCCGTGACTGCCCAATCTCTCGAACAGGTCGGCGATTTCGAGATCAAGGACGATGTTGACGACGGTGGGGGAGCATGCTCGTTCGGCCTTGTCGAACGCGGCCATGAGCTCGTCGAACGTCGGGTTGGGGTCGAAGGTGATGGTCATGCCGCGCGCCCCTGGCTCTGCTGCGGCTCTGAAGCATAGGTGTCGGCGTATGACTTGAGCAGTGGCGCATGGCGTTTGCACCACACCTTCACTGAGCCCACGATGATCTGGGCCGACTGATCGAGGCTGTAGCCGCGCGCCGACAGTGCCCGGTATGAGTACCGGATGCCGTCGAAATTGGGCTGCGCGTCCAGCTCGTTGCACACGCGCCAGCCGCTCGTCGTCACGAAGTCATCGGTCACCGGGTCGGCGTGCGAGTCCGGGGAGGCCAGCAGCATCGCGGCGAGCACCGCGATAGCAGCCAGCACGACGGTGATCGCGTCGTAGCTGCTCAGCCGGGGTCGGCGGCGCCCGTGCGACCGCCTGCGGATATGTTGGGGCATGCCAAGTCCTCTCAGTAGGATTGGTTGGTAGGGGACGCTGGCGGTTTCTGTTTGGCGACGGGACCGCCAGCGTCTTTACTTATTCAGTTGTGAGACTTGCGATTACTTGGAGATTCGGGCCAAGCGTGCGGTGATGAGTTCCATCCCTCGCGGCAGAATGCGCAAGGTGTAGTGGGCACAGCTGCCCCATGAGTGCGCGACGACGTGCTCGTGCGCTTGGAAGTAGTGCGCGAATTGCGCGTAGTGGTCGTACTGCACCGCGCCACACGGAGCGTGTTTGGCGAAGATCAGCCGCTCATCCAAGAGCCACTGGCGAAACTCGCGCTCGCGCATGCCGAGCAGCTTGCCCGCCTCCCGGATCAGCCGGGACCCGCCTTGTGCAGTGAGGTAGGTGTCCGCAAGGTCGGCCTTGGGCGAAAGCTCTGCGATCCGAGCGTCCTTCGCCTCGATCATCCGCTGAGCTTCGAGCACCGCGGCGGCGAGTAGGTCGGTGCCTGTGAGCGCGGGCGCGGCCGTGGCGGTCTCGGCCTCACGGGTCTTGATGACGAAGTATGTCTGCGCGGCTGCGATTTCAGGCTTGCGTGGATCGCCATTGAGTGCGACGAGATAGCAGGCGTACCGGGAGAGGTGGTAGTCCTCGACCGCTCGCTGCGCTCCATTGCCGGTGGAGACCAATTTCCCGGCGCCGGGAAATTGCGTCGCAGGGTCGTACCCGGCGTTGCGTGCAGCGCTCTTGGCGCGGTTGATGGCGTCGGCGAACCGCTCCCACTTCTCGTATCCGAGCAGCGGCATGAGATCGCGTGCCGACCAGTACTCGCGGCCTCCGTCGGTCAGGTGTCGGATGGCGTCAAACGGGGATGCCGTCATCAATGCGCTCACGAGGCCACCGCCTTGGATGCCTCGGCGAGCAGGGTCCCGATGGGGACCTTGAGAGCTTCCGCGATCCTGGCGAGTTCATCGACCGTAAAGGAGGTGAACCCGCATAGTCGCCGAGAAAGGGCGGCTTGGGAGAGCAGGATCTTGGGAGAGAGGGAGGATTGCGACTCTCCCGCTCGTGCCATCTCAGCTCGTACGTTCCCCGCAACCCGCTGGCTTATTGGGTCTAATGACATGCGTGTAGTTCTATACGCTATCCGTATAGATGCGCAACCCCGACACGCGGCACATATTCGATGCGTAGCGCGATGTGAACACGATCTGACTAGGTATTCATCCGCTCAGCGTGTAAAGTATTTGACATGACTACTTTGATGTTGGTGGACGCCGACGAGGGGGATAGCAAGTCGCAGGCGATCACTGTCCGGTTGCGACAGGAGTTTGCCCGGAAGGGGCTGTCTGTATCTGAGGTTGCACGTCGAATGGGTACATCTCAGCCCAGGATTTGGCGTCGCATGGCGGGTGAAACACCTTGGGACGTAAACGAGTTAGACGAATTGTGCGCCAAGGTTGATATTTCATTCGTGTACGTAACAACGGGCATTAAGCCTGTCTCGGACACCTACGGGGACGCTTACCTTACTCGAAAGTAA